TATCTGCCTCTGCCCTAGTCACATAAGAATTTGTGTCTTTGGCGAGAGTCATAATTCGTTCCGATTAGCTATGGAATACAGGAAGGATTCCAAGTGAAAGTACTGATTCAGTCTTACGAACCCAAGTACCGGTAGTTGTTGCGGGAAGCGCCACTGCTGCAGCATCCAATGGGCCAGGAGTTCCAGCTTCTACAACATACTGATACTCAGCATCACTCGGGAACTTATCCTGAGAACCGGCCCAATTGTAACCAGCCGGATGAGCGACATAACCCCAACGATACCAGATCTGAGTAGTACCACCACCTAAGTAGGCAGCAGCATCACGATCGATCTCGACATCTTCAGCGATCTGCAGAGATTCCATTGCGATAGCACCAGGGACAACAATATAAGTAGTCTTAGGACCAAGAATATCTACACCAGCCTTTGTAGCATTGGTTGCATCAAAAAGATCCAATTCTGCGGGAGTCAGATTTTGATTTGCACGGCTCTGAATCAAACGGAACTTGCCTTGGAAGATTGTATTGAATTCAACGTTGCCATCGACAACTGTAGTCTCATCAACCAGATTTGCGGAGCGCAGAGATGCAAGAACTTCTGGACTTGTGACCAGATAGAAGAAAGAAGGCTCGTAATCTTTGAAAGCCATCCCAACAGCATCAAGAAAGCCAGCTGCACGTTGTGCACCCATATTGGCAGCTGCGGGAGCAGTAACCAAAAGAGCAGCTCCGAGATCTACGTAAAAGCCGTACAGTGGATCTTTGGGATCGTTATCCCAGGATTGTCCACCTAGACCAGCACCACCACCGGCTGAACCTGCACCGTGCAATGCTTCCGCAATACAAACACCTTTCAGCAAAGAAAGAACAGCATTGTGCTCGTCTTGCGCTTTAGTTTCACCGAAGTCACGACCAACTTTTGCAAGACCGTCTTGTTGAGTTACAAGAGTCTGCAAGTTGACCTTTTCAGCACCGTGTGTACGAGCCGTCTTAACGTAGTTCAGGTATTCTGAACCATAAGTGGTAGGAGTACCAGCTGTGCTAACTGTCAACGATGCTACATTGATAACAGGATTCAGAGGTTGAAACCAGCGCATCTGACCGATATAGGTCTCTGAACTCGTATCAATCTCTGGATTTCCGCTTACAATTCCAGTACTTGACAGTTTCCTGGCGTTAGTATAAGCCTCATCGGAGTACGCTCCGAGTGCTTCTTGTAGTGCAAACTCAGTTGCACCAGCAACGTCCGTACGTAAAGTCATTTATAACTTCCTCTATTTTTTGCGAAGTTTTCCCTCGCCAGCTAATTTAAGTACCTCAGCTATAGGTTTTGTAAAAAGAGATTTCGACTCTGTACCTGAGGTGTCGGGTAGAATTTCAGTATCATTGCCTGAACCAGATGATGTTTTAACTTTCAGTAGGAAGGAATTGTCGGAATTTTCCAAGAAGTCTTTTACTGTAGTTTCGATATTGTCTCCAGATTTGTGAACCCATGTCCCTTTATCGTCTTGTACTAGACTATCAGCAACATTTCGGAATGCCATCTCACTGGCGGTGCCATTCCTGAATTCGTATTTGGCCAGCTCATTTTTAACAGAAATGTCGCGTGTAAGCTTAACATTTTCTTTTTTAAGAGCTTCCGTTTCAGCTTTCTCTTCAGCAAGCCTCGATTCGTAAGCTTCTTTGTGCTTACCTTCCTCTTCGAGACGAGCAAGTTCTGCTTCGCGTTCTTTCCTTTCAAAGTCTTTAACTTTGGCAATAGCTTCGTCACGAGCATCGTAAGCACCGTCCAATTTCTCTTTAATTGGCTTTAACGCTTCATCAATACCTGCTTGAATTTGTTCTTCCAGTGTTTTAGTACCTTCGTCTGAATCTTTATCGTCGTCGATTTTGATGTCTTTAGCATCTAAATCATCTTTCTTGTCTTCATCATCTTTTTTAGGCGGCATAACTATTTATCCTCAAGTACAACTTAATGACGTAATATACAATATTACAAATTAAAAAATGTAAGCTATAAAACCATAGCTCAAGGGTTAATTTAACGGGGTCATAACTACCCGATACCATACCAAGCTAAATCGTCTTCAAATACTTCTTCAATGTTTCTTAAAATATCTTCGCGACCTAGTATGTCTGTATCAGTCAGAAGTCTTCCGTCTATTCTCGATTTACCTGGAACTGGGATAAGTCCAGTCTCAATGGCTTCTCTTAAATACTGATCATATAAATGTCTGGGAAATCCTCTAGAGAGCATCTCATCCAATGTTTGTTTTATTACATTCGAGTCTACAGCCTTCGCATATATACCTCTCAGTGCATCTTTGGCTTGTAACATCTCAGCTGCATTAGTGAAAAACGCATCATGAACAGTTGCAGTGTTTACTTTATTATCTCTTCCCCAAAGATGGAATCTTTTTACCAATACAGCATCATTAGAGTGAGTGCCATTTACGGCAAATGAAGTCTTAGCCTTAGCTGTATCTGCAATATCATTTATATTGCCAGAATCATTGACAAACTGTTCCCACCAAGTGGCTTCAGTCTTATTATCAATTTGAATAATGTTGTTTATAGGATTTCCATCTCTGTCTCTATAAAACAATCTCTGTTCAATTCTGGATGTGAAATTTTGTTCAAGTATCTTGCCATCAAAGTTAACCCAAGGGGCGCTTGTCCATCTCTTCGGTAATACGTTGGCTTTAAATATTTCCAATTCAAATAGCTTCTTTACCTTGAATACACTTGTCTTGAAATACTTGGCACCTGTACGTCTATTGTTGGGAGCCCTGGGACCATACAGTATCTCATCCAAAGTGCCATTGGGTTTCCAAAATCCAAAACGATTCAGAAAGCTTTCAGACACAGACTTCTTTGTGCTGACTCCCAGGATTTCGCCCACTCTGGGAGGCAACTTGTAACCATCCTTGCGTGTACCTACTAATGTCTGCTTGAATACAGACGTCCAATCGAAATCAGCTTTAGATGGCTTGGCATTATCTAGAAAGTCTGAAGCCAATCTCCCCATGAATTTCGTGAAAGACTTTAGTATAGGCGTTTGTATAGCAAGATGCTCACTCATTATAGAAGCTATCTCTTTAAAGTCGTTCGGTGTTACAACTTTATTATAACTTTTGGACATCTTCTCCAAGAACTCTTTTGTGGTTGGCGTCAAAAAGAACAATTCTTCCATCATATCCTGACCGGGATTGAGACCTTTGTTGAAAAGATCTCTTATATTAGCTCTCAGTACTGTCAACTCTCTCGCTGTCTCAGGGTCAAATCTTTCAAATCGTGCCACTCTCGCCGAGATCTCACTCAATACCTCATCTCTCTGAGACGCCCTGACCACAAGGGTCTCACCGTCTTCTTCGAGTATCTTGGCCAACTTCTTTTCAACATTCAGTACACCGGTTCTTTCTCCAGCACCATAGAATGTTACCATGTTCTGAGCTTTAGCGGCCTTTCTGAGATCTCTCTCATTCAATCCTAGACGCATGTTGAGTCTCTTAAATCTGGGATCATTGAAAGTCAGACCGGCAATCTCGTCATAGAGTCTCTTCTTTTGGTTGGTTGGAATGACGTTACTGAGTTCAGCCAATTGCTTATTCTTAGTAGTCAATGCAATGATCTGTGCACCGGAAGATGAAGCATCTTGTTCAAGCGCTAATGCAGTTCTATATTTACTTAGGTTGGCCACAGACTTACGAGTATAAACACCACCCAAGAAATCATCTATCTTCGCTGACTCCATAGCCAGCCTGAAAAATTTACCCAATTCTTCGCCTTCTATTTTAGATACAAATTCAGAACTCAGAATGGCTCTAATATCTCTGGGTTTACCTCTGAGCATCTGGTGCCCTATCTTTACAATCTCAGGACGCCATTTGTCTGCCAAACGCTGTCTACCAAGAACACTCAATGAGTTGAATCTACCTTCGAAGAAGTCATCCAAACCACCAAGAAAAGAACCTATCTGATCTTGAAAGTTTTGAAAGTCCCTTGGACTGAAGTTACGTTCATAGGCAGTATTTAAGAACGGTCTGAAGGTTTCTCCGGCTTGAGGCCCAATAAATCCTCTTTCATAAATCCTAGCACGGCTGTCAATAAACGCGTGATTGCTGAAGGCAATGTCATTTTTCGAAAACCACTCCATAGCTTTGAAACGTTCATAAGAATCTCCTCTCGAAATGATGTATTGTTTGTACGTGTTCAAGTTGTCATAGAACGCGGCTTTACCTCGGTCATCACTGAAGTTCAACAGCTTTACAACAAAATCATGGTAATCTCTATCTACTTTGAATTTACTTTTGGATGCCCAATTCAGGGAATCTATCATATCTTTGTCTAAGAACTTTTCAGGAAAATTTGTGAAACTGGAAGTGGAGGTAATCGGTATCCTTGTGTCAGTCAACAATCCTATGTTGTTTCTAACATAATACGTCTTAGCGCCTTCCCTAAAGATTAATTGGTTCTTGGGGTCTATAACGCCCACGCGCAAGCCAACATCTATGCTACGATTCAACTTGGCGTACCGCTGAATCCTGGGATCGGTAATTCTTATATTATGCGAGAAAGTGTCATAGTATGGTCCAAAGTATTGACCACTCAATTTGCTCTTCATCCTACGTTTTTGAACACCAAAAGTCTCTAGACTATAGAATTTGTTATTTGACTCCACCAGTCGCTTTCCCAGATTCAACCATTGAGTTCTGGTACCGTTTATATTGGCCATGTTATAGAGATCTCTGCCCAGAGCCACAGCAAAATTATCCAAATCGGGACTGTCTGCTAGACTCAATCTATGGGCGAACCTTAGGTAGAATTGCTGTAACTTATCATC